CCATCGTTGCGACGGCGGCCAGGGCGGTGGCCATAGCGGCATCAGACTGCGCTCGCAGGGTGGCGACCTCAAGCTCTCGGGCGCGGATCTCGATCGTGGGCATGGTCTCAGTCCTGGCGAGCGGCGGCGATGACAGCGCGGAGATCAGACACCCTATCCCATAGCGTGGCCACTTCGGAGATGGTCAAGCGCTTGTCCATCGCGGCGGTGATCGCTGCTTCGAGCAAGTCAACGCCCGCGTCCAGAATGGCGGGAACCTCATCGGCGGAGATCTTGGAGTTCTCCAGGCGGTCGGCTATGGCTTGCAAGCGGGCTTGGATCTTGGGCAGTGGCACGGTGGCCTCCTATGTCTGACATTCAAAGAGGGGCTCAATCACAAGCAGGTCCCACCGCTCGGCACCATGGCGGCGGCAAACGTGGAGCAGCTCATCGAGCAGGGCCTGCTCTTGCATGGTCGGGCAACCTGCGGAGCTTCCCCGGTAGTCGTGGAGGTTGACGCCCTTCGCGTTGTCCCACACTTTGCTATTGCGGGTCCAGTCGGGCACCTCGTCGCCGTCGTCGTCGCGGTGGACCAGGATAGTCCCCATCTGGCGGAGACACGGCCTCTGGTTGCCGTACTTGCCAGGGCTGTGGAAGCCAGTCATCCAACATCGACGATTCAGTTTGCCCGCCGAGATGATCGCGGTCCCGTCGCGGTGGCGCTTGGCCTTGGTCAGCTCTGAGTCTGTCGGCACGGTTCGGCACGGCCACATATTCCAGTCGCCGTCAACGTCGCGCACGCAAGCCCACGAGGAGAAGAAGGTGGGCCGCAGCACGTCGCGCACGAGCACCACAGTGGTGGGCACAAGCTCCCCGCCGAAGCCAGCGGCGACGATGTGCGCGTCAAGCTCGGCGGGCGTTGGTCGGTTCATGTTGGGGCCTGGCTCCAGTCGGCGCTCGATTGGACGGCTACCCAGATCGTAGTCGTCATGGTTGAAGGGACTCCGGCACCAGCCTTGAACCACGCCGCGATCCCGAAATGCACCAAATCCTCCGGTGCATCAATCTCGCGGGTGTAGCTGATGCCACCCTCTCTCACCCAAGCAGGATCGTCGTATTCCCAGATGGCCACATGCCCACCGTAATGATTGACCCCGCCAACGATTGGATGTTGCAGCACCCCGGTGCAGAATGGCGAGCGTGTCAGTAGAGCAGCGCCAGACCCGCTGGTTATGGTTGAGCTTTCGTGGATCACAGCGCCCATGAGCTTGGGGTTTAAGCTGCTCGTGTTGCGGTAGCAGCCCACGCCCACGCCATAGGTGCCCGCCTGATTCGTGGCGGGCCGGTCCAGATAGGCGGCCATGATGCCCACGTTCTGCTGGGGGATGAACGCGTTAAAGCGAAGGTGGATGACGTTGGAGCCGTTGATCAGGGTGCTCGCATCGGCCAGCCCGACGATCGTGGCAAGGTTGGCTATCGGCATTGTCTTTGACGCGCACTCGCGCAGGTCGCCGTAGGTGTTTGGCGCATTGCAAGGCCAGGTGATGAGGCCAGCGGCGTCCTGCGTAGCAGGGGCGGAGAGAACTTGGCCTGCGTCCCGAGCGTCGGAGAAGTCGGTGAGCTGGAGTTTGATCCAGTTGAGCCCGCCGCTCGGTGCTGGCGTAGCGGCAGCGGCGCCTCGGGTGCCGGGTGCAGTAGGGCCGGAGAGCATTAGACTTTCTCCGCTGTGCGCTCGTAGAATCCCAGGTCGTAGACGGTGCCCACGGTCGCGGAGAAGATGGCGACCCACTGGCCGGGCTGAACTGGGATCAGTCCGCCCTTGTCCGCCACGAGACTCCCGGCTGCGGTTCCGTCTTGCGCGGCGCTCAAGTTGGTGGCCGCGCTCACGCCCTCAACGCGGACGCGTGAAAGGTTGGCACCGGGCACGATCTCCAGAAAGTAGCACCCAGCAGGCGCACGGATCAGATCGGGATAGTTGGCGTTTACTGCGTCTAACGTCAAGCCAGGGCGGAAGGTAGCCCCGGCCAAAGTGATAGCGTCGGTGCCCTGAAAGTAGTCGCGTGAAGCTCCGGCCATGGTGCTCTCCTTTGTCCCAACCGTAGCACTATGCGGGCGTTATCGCACGGATTGTCCCAGATACGGGCAGGCGGTGCGGGCCGTGGTCAAGGCAGCGGCGTGGCTTGCTGGGTGCGTGGGACGGTCTGAAAGATGACCTCGCCCGGCCATGTTCGGCGAGGGGTCTCCATAACTTGGCACAGGATGCCGACGCCGCCCAAGCTCGTGGAGTCCACCGAGACCGTATCGCCAGGACGTAGACTGCTCCAGAGGTTCGAGACCATCGCGGAGAAGGTGCGCCGTGGTAGCGCGTTGGCTTGCGCCAAAATCAGCCCCGCACGGATCGCCGCGTTGCGGTTCTGTAGGACCGTGGAACTCAGGGGCGAGCCAGGGCGCAGGCCATAGGCGTGGGAGCTTGCACTGGCGGCGCATAGGGCGGACTGATCCGGTCCTACGGTGACCGTCTCGGAGTAGTCGCCGAGCCCATAGCGATAGGCGAAGCGCATCACCACGGCGTTGACGATCTCCATGTCCCAAGAGATCGCCCCGGTGAAGTGCAGATCCGCGCCCTCGGTGAGCGTGCCGCGTGGCGTGCGCTCCCAGGGTACGTGGTAGCTGTACCAGATCCCCGAGTCGGACTGGTGCTCTCGCAGGGGTAGCACCGGCATCAGGCGCTCGCGAATGATCGCCATCCACTCCGCCCGCCCGTCAATGTAGACGCCGAGATCCCACGCTTGGAGCTGCGCCAGCGTGGGCGCCATTGCATCCCAGTCCACCGGCAAGCCAGAAGAAAGAAGGCAGTGCTCCAAGATCATCCCGCCGCCAAGGATGACCTCACCCCGCCCGTTGACGGCTCCGCCGTGTACCAAGTTGGTGGTGAGGTCCGTGGTGTAGTTGCTCTTGGTGCCGTCCTCGTTCTCCCAGGATGCGCCCACGCCCGCTATTGTGCCGTTGGTTCCAATGAAGTACGAAGCCTGCCGCTGGATCTCGTTGGTGCTGCTCGCCACCGTCGTGTTGTGAGGCGTGGCGGTGTAGCGGCTCGCGGCGGCGAGTTCTTGGCCGTCGTTGTAGACAACGAGATCACTTTGCGGGAGATGGTGCCCAGTCACTAAAGCCCAGTCTGTAGCGTAGGACCGTTGCCAGCGGATCAGCGGCACGCCAAAGCAGCGGCCCAAGGCTATCGGCCACATCTTATCGTGGGCGCCCTGGTTGTAGTAGGCGGCGCCAGTTCCTACCGCCAGCGTGCCCTTGTAGGTGTCGCGAATCGTGTAGTCCTCTCCAACCTGTAGCGACTCGCGCACCAAGTCCCGGGTGATAGTTAGCGTCATAGAACCACCGTCACCGATGCTCTGGCTCACGCTCGTGGCGCGGGCGTCCTGGATCAGCGTCTCTCGGGTGTCCCAGTCCGCACCGCTTGACCAGAGCGCGACCTCCACGAACATCGCCGCAGGCATTGCCCCGGAGGAGGTGCCCAGTCGCAGGTTCATCGGGTCACCCACGACCGTGATCTGCATCGACTCAGAGCCATCCAGCTCGATCGTGCGACGTGGTGGCTCCTTGACCACGAGCCCGCCGTGGGCGGAGATGACAGACCCGCCCGCCCACTCGATAGCGGTGGGGCGCTCGGCGATCCAAAGCGTGCGATTCGGCAAGTCAAAGCGGGCAACCACGAGCACCATCAGACCACCTCTTCCAGGTTAAGGGCGGTGACGCGGACCCGTTCGAGTTCGTCCTGATCCCCGTAGACGTTCACCTGCTTGATCGTGTCGCCGGTCAGCCGATAGAGCCCGCCGTTGCCGTGCATGTGCGGCGTTGCGTTGTTCAGCACTACGCCGACCACGCCGCCCGGCCCGTTTATGTATCGGTGCAGGGCGGCGACCTCTCCGTGCCAGTCGCGCACGGCGATCAGGCTGGGCAGCATTGGCAACATTAGAAGCTTCTGAGGGCCACCGATGACCGTCGGCGAGCTGTAGCCGTCGGCGGCTTTCTCGACCTTGACGGGGATCCGTGTGCCACGAGTCCAGCCCCAAGCTGCATCAGATCCATCGCCTGCATTCATCGTGACCTTGGCGCCAGGTAGGACATAGCCAAGGCTGAAATGCTCGTCTGCGGTGTCTTGTACCGGCACCGTGATCGCCATGTAGCGCCGCGATGAGTTCGGTAGCGCCACCCACATACTGTCAGCGTAGATCGAGACCGTGCCCACCTCGCTGGATAGGTTGGCACCGGTGACAAAGATAAAGGTCTCGGAGTTGTCCGTGATCTCGTAGACCGTGCCGCTACCGGAGAAGTGCATAAAGTATCGGCGGCCCGGCTTGCTCGCGAACTCGTGCGGGGTCATCTCCACCTCTGGAAGAATGTCCAGGGCCACGCCGCCCAGCTCGGCGGAGTCGATCGAGGCGGTGCGGATCGTTGCGCTCACGGCGGTGCTGTAGGTTGGCGATCCCCAGGAGTCGGCGGCGTTGAACTGAACGAGCGCGTCCTTGAAGTTGGTCCCGAAGAGCTGCACCATATCCGGGCGCCATAGGCCAGCGGGGCCCGCGTCAAACACGACGCGCCAGATCGTGGAGTCGTTGACGCTTTGGCACTGCTCCGAGGGGCTTGGGAACGACCACAGCGCCTCCTTGGGGAACGCTGAAACCTGCGTCAACGTGTAGCTGTCGCCAGCTACCGCGCCAGTGCCATAGGCTCCCACGGCCAGCCCGGCGTCCAAGTACATCGCGCCCGAGTTGGACAACGCCCGCCCGCGTGAAGCCGCGCCCTCGCGGATGCCATAGCCGTCCGTGGCCATTGCGATCCATCGCAGGTACAGATCCGAGTTCCCTGCTACAGCACCGCCGATGCGGAGATCATCGCCGCTCGTGGCCCCGTCGGTGACGATCGCTTGGTCTGCTATCAGGGTAGTCCAAGCCGCCGCCACGCCGTCGGAGATCTTGCGATAGTAGATGGTGCAGAGCCCGCCTGTAGTCGCAGCATTCAAGAGCACCAGATACTCGAAGAACCCCACAAAGTCGTTGGACCCGACAGAGCCGCCCGTGGTGAAGAGCACCCCGGTGGAGTCATACGCGGCGATCTTGTCCCGAGAGAAGCGAAGCTCTACCCATTGAGATCCGCCTGCAATGTTCTTCTGCACTCGCAGGCGGCATCTGGCGTTGTTGGTGTTGCCCGCCACGAAGGCGCTATGGTTGGTGATCGCTCGCACGCGAACGCCGGTCACAACGCCCATCGCGCTGCGCCAGTTGCCGGGGGCTTGATAGTCGCTGGCGACCGTGGGTGAGCTGGTGATCTGCCAGCCGGTGGCGGTCATCCCTACGGTAGCGCCTCCGCCAGTGTTGCTCTTGACCCATCCAAAGGTCACCGGGTCAGCAAAGGGGAGGTAATGATAGGCGTAGGAATCCCCTGCATACTCGCTGTAGACCTCTTCGGAGAAGGTGCGGTTCCAGCCTCCAAGGTAGGCGGCCAGGATGTGCCCGTCGGTGCTCGACACGCCGCCGTTGGTCCGTCCCAGTAGCACCAAGCTCCCGCCCATCATGCCAGCGCTCAGGCCCTCCCAGGTGTGCGTCGTCCCAAGACTACTTAGGTCAAGCCCTACAACCGCCGTGCCTTGCGTTGTCTGTCCAGCTTGCACCCATAGGGCGCCGCCGTTGCTGCTGTAGTAAAGCAGGGTTTGAGCATTGGTATCGTCAAGCACGGTAGCCACCCAGAGATCCCCTTGGTCATCGGTCAGGATCGCCCGTTGCTTGTTTTCGTTGCTGTGTGCGATCTGGTTCGATGGGATCTCCGTCCAGGCGGTTCCGTCGTCCACGTTGCCGCCAGGGCTCACGGTCTGCTGATAGACGGCCCCGGCGTCGTCGTCCGCGTGGATCATCACGACGCCGTTGTATACGGTCGTTCGTGGTCGATACAGAGTTGCATTGCCAACACCCGAGGGCGTGAAGCTGATCCCGTCCGAGGTGCTGTTGTAGCAGGCCACCGACGCGCCTGCGACCGCGCCACAGATCAGCATTGCAGACCCGCTCACCCACTCGGCGTTCAGAATGCTTGAACCACTTAGCAGGATCGCGGCGGCGTCGTTCAGGATCGCCCAGGTGGCCCCGTGGTCGTCGCTGTACCACGCGGCGACAAAGGACCCAGTGGCACCGCCGAAAGGGCTTAGGACACGGCCATAGGCGATCAGGCGGCCCGCGTCGGTGATGAGGAGACCCGGCTGGCCGGTTGGGCCGGTCAGCTCGGGCACGGGTGACACCCCACCGCCGTGAATCACCACCTCGGCCCAGTCGTCGCGGCTGTCCGTCTTGTAACGCCAGATCAAAGCATCGGAGGGCGAGCCGTTCCGATAGGCGACAAAGCCAACGCGCCCGTCGTGGCAGGTGCGCAGGTGCGACGGGCGCCCGTGTGACTCGGTGGCAGTGCGATAGGCGGGCCGGTCCAGGTACTCGCAGAAGGGGCGATCCACCCAGCCGCGGAGAAAGGTGTTCGCTTCGCCGTTCAGCTTCCAGTTGATCCGCGCGCCTGCGGTGACCGTGGGGCCGCCCGCTATGTAGCCGTTAGGGTTGCCGCCGCCCTCCATCGACAGGGCAAGCGCTACGGGCGGCACCTCGGGGTCGACGTGCTCCGCCCACAGTTGCAGCGTGCCCACGTTGTTGGGGCCAGCGATAGGCCCTAAGCGGATAGCAGACCCGCGCTCGGATGTAGCGGAGAGTACCCGGCTTGGGTCCACGAGGTGCGACGGCGGCAAGAGATAGCGGGCCATGCTTAGGCTCCCTGAAAGCTGGAAAAGAGACCGGAGATCGACCGCTGCCTCTGTAGTGTACGGGCGAGCGAACCACCACCGGAGCCCGTGGCGCTCCGTGCGATAGCGCGGGCGGCGTCCTTGAGTTCATCAGCGGCGCCTATCAGGGCATCGGCAGCGGCGGCCAGTCCGCCATCCGTGTCTCCGCCGCCACTGCTCGCGCCTACTTCTGTGCGGCTACCTTGGGTGAAGGTCTCCCCTTCGCTTTCTTGGGATGTGTCAATGTTGGACGCGGCGACAGACACCACGCCAGAACCGGCAGCGGCCACCAACGCACCCGCACCAAAGAGCGCCGCCTTGGGTATGTTGCCGGTCGCGGCATAGGCCAGCGCCTTGGCCGCGAAATACCCGGCCAGTTGCATCAGAAGATCGCTGATCAGTTGCAACCCCTGCTTCTTCATCATCTCGCCAAAGCTCACATCCTCATCGGCTACAGCCTGGCCACCGGCTCGCGCCAGATCCAACGCTATATCGGCACCCTGTTTAGCGATCTCCATTCGGCGGGCTTGGGTCTCTTCGAGTATCCGCAGGCGCTCGTCGGCGGCGTCCTGCTCGGCTTGTGCCCAGTCCGCATACTGCTGCTCGCGGAGCTTGGTGGCGTTGTCCCAGGCTTCGGCGGCTTCTTCCGCCTCTTCTTCCCTGTACTGCTCAAGAATAGAACTGATCAGATCTTGCCGCCCTTTTAAGGCCTTGGCCTCCGGGTCTTCTTGTCCTTCGGGGGCGCCTCCCTTCTTCTTCTTCTCTTCTTCTGATCCGCCAGCGCTTGCCATCTCGATCGCCGAGAGGATCTGCTCGGTGTCCGCGTTGACCCCGGCGAGATCCTTCTTAATATCCTCGGCTTCCTTCTTCATCTCGTTCATCTGCTTAAGCGAAGCAGCCGCGCGGCCCCGACTTGCCGCTGCACGTTCTTCGAGCATCCTGGTGCGAATGTCGAAAATCCCCAGCGGATTAGTCGCCTCCGACAGCGCCGCAGCCGCCTCGTATATATTGACCGCCCACCGGGCCGTTGTCACGTCCAAGGCGAGCATCAAGCCTTGGATCGAGGTGATCGCCAGCTTCATCTCCAGGAAGCCAGCCGCAATATCTCCCACGGTCTTCACCGCAAAGAGCAGCGATCCCTTGAGCCAGCGGCTTGTCTCTTGCGCGATCCTGGACACGGTCTCTTCATTCTCGGCGAGTAGGCGGTTTAGCTCTCCAATAGCGGCCTTGCTTGCGTCGTAGAATCCCGCATCGGCTACCTGTCGCTGAAAGTCGCCCCACGAGTCCTTGAGGTTTGAGACTTGGCCATCGAGTGTAGCGGCAAGCATCGCGGTGCCGCCTTCGTACTCTTCAAGCGTTATCATCAGTTCCTCTCGGAACTGGCCGATCTCCATGTTGGTGGCCTTGATCCCCGTTCTCAGCTCAATAGCCGCCAACACCCCGCGCTCGCGGAGCACATCAGCAGCGCCCGCGCCGCCCGCCATAGCCTTGCCCACGGACATAGCTGCATCGCTTAGGTCAAGGCCCAAAGCGGCAGATAGGTCCATCACCTTGGGCAGCACCGCCTCGGCGTCTACACCGAAGCCTCGAAGGCTGGCCTCCGCCTCCACGATGCCGGGAAGCTCGAAGGGCGTGGTCTTGCCAATGTTGGCGAGTTCCTGCATCCGGTCCCGCGCATCCGTAGCGCTCCCCATAAGCGTGGTCAGCCGCACGGATAGGTTCTCGAACTGTGCGCCCTCTTCGAGCACGCCCTTGGCAAAGAGACCGATAGCGCCAGCAGCACCCACGGACGCGGCGAACCCAGCCTTAAGCGCGGCCCCGGCTACGTCGCCAGCCTTGGACGCGATGCCTTCAACCTTGCCCATCTCCTTCTTGAGATCGGACAGGTCGGCGCCCACTTTGAACACTACAGCTTTAGCCACTTGGATCTCCTCTCATTGGTGCGGGGTGCGCGTCAACCGACAGCGATCCCCTGCGAGTCCAGGCACGGCCAAGCCAGAGATCCCGGTCGTGCTCTGGTAGGGCGGCGAACTGCGCCCAAGTGCTACAGCGGGCCGACTCCATAGCCAGGACTCGCAGCCCGCGCGCGGTCACGTCGCCGCGTCTTGCGGTGAGACGTTTCCCGCCGCTTGTGCCTGCGAGATGACTGTTAGGTCGCCATGCTGGATCGTGTTGTAGCCCTTGAGGAGCTTCATTAGGTCGCCCTCTCGAATGTTTGCGGCGACCAGTTCAGCGCGGATCGAGTCCGCTAACTGCTCCACCTCTCGGCGCTCTGTTGGCATCGGGGCCGGATACTTCTGCTCCAGCTCCCCGCCCTCGGAGAGCACCTTGCCAATCATCAGCGAGATCCGGTGACCGCGCCACTTGAGCACGGCGGGCGCGGTGTCCTCCATTGCTATAGCTTTGGCGGGCTGGCCCACAGTGCTCACGTAGTTTACCGGGCGAGCATAGACGCGCTCCAGCTCGTCCTCCCATCCAACGACGGGGGCGACAAGTGAGAGATCCAGGGTCTCGGATCCCCGGCTTAGGGTGACCGTGGTTGCGGCGTGGTTCTTGAATGACTTCATGTGTCCTCCCAGGACGTGCCCCAAGGGAAAGCGGCAGCACCTCCGGGCGGTCCCGGTGGGGCGCAGGTGCTACCGCAGGCGATCAAGTGACCGAGGTGAAACCGTTCTGATGGATGCGGATCGACACGTCCACGAACAGGATCCCTTCGCGCTCAACCGATGTGCCGCCCAGGTATTCGCAGTGCGTGTACTTCACGATCTGAGATCCGCCCGACTCGCTCACGAAGGTGAGATCCATACCGAACAGGAACTTGCCAGCGGTGGCCGTGCTGGTCAGGGCGATGGCGTTTACCGTCTCGCCCTTCATGAACTCCAGCGGGGTCTGCACCGTGCTACCGGCCCAGGACTTGGCGCCGAAGCTTAGGGTGGCGTCCATCTCGATGTCATCGGTGGAGAGCACCAAGGCACCACCGGAGGGGCGGCGCCCGTTCGGCTTGTAGCTTACCGATGTGCGCGGGGTATCGACGAAGGAGATCGTGCCATCGAAGTCAACCAAGCTCTGGGTGATCGGCGAGCCGGTCCCGTCAAACAGGGTGAGGGTCTTGAGCACCTTTGTGAAGGGGGCGATCGCTGCGCCGTAGTCTATCGCGGCCATGTGGGCCTCCTATGCGGTTCGGTAGGAATCCCAGAACACGGGGGCGGATACGACAGCTCGGTCGTATCCCTCCAAGGCGCTGAGACGTTGGTGGGTGGATGGAGTAACAGAGCGAATGATGTGCGCTCCGGGCAAGTCAACGGCAGGGGATACAGTGTAATCCCGCATGGTGACCGACAGGATCGACAGAGCATCTCGCAGATCGTCCACGGCGTTGCTTAGGTCGTAGGCGTTGACGGCGCCGTCGTCGCTCATGGACGGCCAGTACACCGTCGCCAGCAGCAGGGCGGAGACCCGCTGGGTGCGGACAGCGGAAAAGCCCACAACCGTCTCCGAGACCGGCTGAAAGGTCCAGCGCACGAAGGCGGCGCCGTCGTGTTGGGGCTGCATCCCAAAGCGCATAGCGGGCGATCCTGCGATGGTCAGCCCCGCAGCCCATACGAACAGGGTTCCCTCGGCGTTGCGCCATCTTGCGGACGGGTCAATGCTCACGAGTTCACCGATTCAAAGAGAGGGCCAAGCAGGGCGCGGATCAGGTCCTCTCCATCTTGGGTTACGCGCTGTAGGGCGACCTCAACGTGGTGGCCTGCTTCCATGTGGACCGTGCCAAACTCCACATACTCGGCGTATTCCACGGCGTTGGTGATCGTTGCTGTCGTAGTCGCGCCGCTCTTCTTGACCTCGCCCCGCCCGTCGCCAGGTTGCGCGCCCGATGTCGGCCCGACTGCACCAAGCCCAAGGGCCTGAGAGCCAACGGCCCACGCCGCTCGATAGCGGCCAGTGTCCACGCGGATCGGGTTGCTAAAGGCTCCGGTCGTGATGCTCACCACGATGTCGCGCATACCGTCGAAGGCCAGCTTGCGCACAACCTTGTCGGCCATGTCGGGGATCCGCTTCTCGATCTTGGAGATCGCGGCGTTCAGCGCCCCGCTGTCGAGCTTGGCTTCAAGCATGGACGCGAACCCGCATCTTGTAGTGTGAACTCAGGGGCGGGATCTCCACCGGGCTGACCACCTTGTGCCGAGCGCCTGCGATGGTGGCGAAGCTGTCCAGGCTTGGGACCGTGCTCACGTCCGCCTGCATGATGAGCAGCCAAGCGTCTCCGCTCTTGGCGCCGTCTATGTCGCCTACCTCTTTCACCGAGAGGGCCGCACGCCAGCCGGTAAAGGTGTCCGTGTCCAGGGTGCGCGAGACAGCGCCCGTGGCCAGGTTGATCGTCGTCGCGCCCGTAGGCGTGGAGAAGGCCACCGATACCGGCAAGGTGCCGAGCGTCAGTAGGCCGTCAATGTCGGCGGTGAGACTGGCCGCCGCTATGGCGTCCATCAAGCCCGAGTTGGCAAGGTTCACAGGCCACCGTCGCGGAAGTGCTGGATCTCCCAATCCATCGGCCCCGTCGTGCTGACTGCGATCGTCGGCATGTCTCCGCCAAGTATCGCCAGCGCTTTCATGATCGCGGCTACTTGCTGAGTGTCCGAGTATTGGATGCCTTGCACGTTAGCGAACTTGATCCGGTAGCTCTTGGAGGTCAGCAAAGCGCGGAGGGCTTCGATCTGGCCGCCCACGATGGTGCTACCCACGGACAGAAAGTAGGTGATCTCCTCATCCGTGAACACCCAAGCGCCGCCAGAACCGGTGTCACCGATGCCGAGCCGCACCTTGCCCACGTCCGTGGTCAGGTCGTATGTCGTCGCCATGTGTGCTCCGTCGCTCTCTTGTCCTCCACGGCGACCGCCGCACCGGGGAGGACAAGGGAACGGCCCACCCCGAGGGGTGAGCTGCCCAAGTCAAAGGATCAGGTGGTTGCCTTGTTGTTGGCCTGCAGCCCGCGCCAGTCCACAAAGCCGCCTCCCCAGTAGTCCAAGAGCTGAACGACGATCTGGTTCTGCTTCTCGTTCTCGTAGGTACGGAAAGCGGGGCCACCGTTCTGCTCGTAGAAGCGCAGGCCGGGGCTTGTGCCCTTGAGCCACCACGATGCCGCCGAGCTTGCATCGGTCAGGAACGGGTTCACCACGAGACCCAAGGTGCCCGCGTGGATGTTGATGTCGTTGTTAGAACTGCCGGGGAGGAGCTGAGAGTTCAGCAGGACCCGCGCGGTAGCCTCCATCGAGGGCGGCACGATGATGGTCTGCGCCATGTTCATGATCCGCTTGCCGCGATCGTCCACCGCGCTGGTCTGTTGCATCTCAACCTTGGCGGCGGTCAAGTTGGCAGAGGTCAGGGTACGAGACACGCCGAAGTTGGCGAAGGTCCCGGTGCCGACTGCGATCGGGTGCGCAGCGGAGAAGCCGGGCTGGCCGTCGTAGATGAACAGGGGGTTGGGGTCCGCGTTGCCGGGGAAAGAACCGTCAAAGATGGTGTCACCTGCGGCGATGGTCGCAAGCTGTAGCTGGGATGCCACGTACTGCTCGCGCTGGTATGCCGCGTTGCGGCCAACGCTGCGGGCCCACTCGGTGATCAGGTTCTCGATCTCGGTGCTGCTGGCGGCTTCCACCATGCGACGGTCAAGGGGGAGTTCCTTACCGTAGCTGCGGACCTTGATCTGCCAGGTGTAGCCCTCCTCAAGACGATCCTGGCCGAAGCCTTCGTTGTCCATGCGCTCGTCCAAGTCGGATCCACCGATGATGGTGGTGCCCTTGGTGCCGTACATATTCGCGGCGTCAACCGGGCGAACATCGGCCATAAGCTGGCGCACGCCAGGAATGTCCTCGTAGGCTTGGAACATGACGGGGTAAGCGCTTTGGGTGACCAGCGCGGGGATGTGTGTAGCGTCCATGATTGACTCCTTGGGGCGGTGCCCCGTTGACTGGCGGCAGCTTAGGCGCGCACAACGTCGCAGGTGTTGAGGGCGAGGTTGACCGAGACAACCAAGAGATCGGCGGTAGAGGTGCCGTTGATGTCGATCGAGCGGCCATCGGCGCCGATGTCGAGCGCCGTACCCACGAGGGCCTGCGTCACGGTTCCAGCGTCAGCGGGAAAGCGATAGATGTTGCCCTTGGAGAAGTCCATAAGCACGGACGTACCACCATCGGCGGCGGGGCTGGCGGCGTCACCCATCGCGAAGCCTGCGACGGCCTCGGCAGCGGCGTCTACGCGGCGGTAGTAGCCAGCGGTCGCGCCTGCGGTTGTGAGAGCATCGCCCTCGGTGATAGCGGCGGAGCCGTCGTCAATAAGCACGCGCACGTTTGCGACTACGCGGTGCTGTCCGTAGTTGTCAGCCATGTGGGACCTCTCGTTAAAGTGGCCCCGTGGGGCCGGTTACTTGTTTCTTGTTCTGATTAGCGCGAGCGCTTCGGGGAGGCTTAACATCTTGTGATTCTGCATCAGCTTCTCCGCCGCGTGCTTCTCGGCGGGCGTGTGCTCCAGTTGCACCTTGGGCAGCTTGCCACCGCCTCCCAGTGTCCCTATCGGTCCACCCGGTGCGAGGGCTCGCAGTAGCTCCACTTGTGCAAGCGTAGCGTCCGCATCCAGACCCGCAGGCACGAGCGCCCGCAAAGCCTCCGGCAGAGCCTCCACCGCAGCCTTGGCCTTGGTGGCTTGTGCTTCTACCCGAGCGGCTTCCTTGACCTTGTAGGCTTCAAGCTCCTGCTGGGTAGCGGTCAAGAGAGAATCCTTCTCTTGATACAGCTCTTTGAACCGGCCTTGCTCTTCGGCAGCTTTCACCCGGTCGCCTTCTTGCTTGGCCTGGATGGCCTCAAGCTTGGCGGCCAGTTCTTGCTTCTCGGCTCTCAGAGCCTTGATAGCTTCGAGGCGCCCAGCAGCAGCCGGATCGGGGGCTTGGCCT